ATTGTAGGTCAGGAAGCCGCAGAACGGTTAGGCTTACCACTACTCACGGTTTCCCAGCTTACTGATAGCCCTATTATTAAAAGGATTCAAGGTCAGGTAGCGGGGTTATCTAAAACGCCGCAACAAGTGTTCAATAACCAACAGGCAAAACTCTGGCAGTTGCTAGACCAAAAGGCCAAATCACCAGATGGTTTTGAAGGGTTTACTGCGGCAGAACTACGCCAGTATTTAGATTTGTCTGCTCGTAGGCTCAGCACAGAGCTTGATGACTTGTATAAACTCCGTGCTGAAGGTGCAAATGTCGACACCAAAACGCTACAGAAAACGCAAGAAGATATCCGTATGCTTACAGGCCAGTTGGATAAAAGTCTGCGGGAAGTAACTGATCAAGCCTACACTCGTGCGTTTGAAACTGCTGAAGCTGAAAATGTTGTTTTTGATTTAGCTCCTGTCAAAGAGGTAGCCCAAGATATTCGGGTAGGCACACAAACTCGTGCTGGTACAACCGAAGCTAAAACAGAGGTTGTGGAAACAGGTGTTCTTGGTCCGGATGGTAAACCTATTACCCGCACTGTCACTACACCAGCTAAAGAAGTAACTGAAACGATTGAATCAGTAGACCAACGGCTACTAAACATCGCTGATAAGTTTGAAAATGTTTGGAATCAGGAAGTTACCACACTTTCAGTTCGTGATAAGGGCAAAGATTATAGTTTCAATGCTCTCAAACAACTTCAAGCTATGCGTAACGAAGTTGCTGATATTGCGTTTGGTGGTGGTCAAACTAATCAAAATGCTGTGAAGCTATTAAAGTCTATAGATGAAGTTTTGCAAAATCCCAAAGGCGGCGGTGCTGGATGGAAGGAAGCATGGGAAGAAGCTACACAGCTCTCTAAACTTGCTTCTGATGTTAAGAACGCCAGTAAGCTCCATACCTTTTTTGCAAGGAACACACAGGTAAACCCTGCTGAACTTGGTAAAAAATTCTGGTCTGGCGAGTTTAACTCTTCCGATTGGAATGTAATGACCAACTGGTTGATTAGCTCTTCCAAAACACCAGCAGGGCGGGATGCCGCGCAACAGCTTTTACGCGATGTGCAAAACGGTTTTGTGCAAGACCTCGCTTCTAAACCTGATTTGATTGCACAGCGTATCCGTACTATTAAAGAAAACGACCCTGAGTTGTTCCTAAAACTTGTGCCGAATGCGGCTGATAGAGCTATAATAGAAGATATTGCACAACGCTCTGCATGGCTAAATTCAGATGCTGTTGTTTCTGCGCTTGCGCGGGATATGTCCAACGGTGCAAGAACTAAAACGCTGTTGTCTAATATGACAGATGCTGAAGCGGCAAAGTTCATACAAGCAAACGGTGGTTTCATGGGCAATGCCGCATTGAATATGCGAGCTTCTGTGTTTGACGATATTCTCAAAAAAGCAACCGTGTTTAGCACTGATCTGGGTGCGGAAACTATCAACCCAACGATACTGGCAAGAGAAATACAAAGCCTTATGAAATTTGAAGGTCAGTATGCGAGGCTAGAGCCTTTGTTCAAAAACGCGGCGCACCCAGAGTATATGAAAGAGCTGGCTGATATCCGCACTTATGTAATGTATTCTAATCAACTTGATGATTTGGGTTCAAGTTTGCAATCAGCTTCTGTTGTTGCTCAGTTGCAAGGTTTAGAAATAGCCGCATTGAAACAGGTGCTCCAAGCAAACCTGATGGCTAAGTTTCTAGCTTCACCTATTTCTGTTAAACAAATGAAAGATGTCCATAGTAGTAAGTCTTTCAAAATTGGTAAAGACTCAGTTTACGGTATTATCCTTGATGATATCCGCAGGGGCTTTGTAGACCAAAGTGAGTCCCTGGAGGAAGAAACCTTGCGGACTCGTATGGCTCCATCTATGGGTGACGTATCAGCTGTAGCTACAGAACCCACCACAGATGTAGCTAGTGCGCCTCCTGCGCCAGCACAACCGCCTATGCCTGTTCCTAGCCTGAATATAGGTAACACGCCATTAGCTAGTGCGCCTCCTGCGCCAGCACAATCAACTACGGACTATGCCTCTCTATTCCCACGCGATGAGTTAGGTGGGGCTATAGCAAACCGCAAACAAGGGATTATGGGTTTAACATGAACCTAGAGCAACTCAGAAAAGAAATAGAAGAAGACGAAGGGTGCAAGTATGAGATATACTTGGATCATTTGGGTTATCCTACTTTTGGTATCGGCCACCTTGTTAGGGATGATGATCCGGAGCATGGAGCACCAGTCGGGACGCCTGTCAGCGAAGATAGAGTGGTACAAGCATTTAATAAAGATATCGATATTGTATTATCTGAATGCGATAAACTCTACGAAGATTATGAAGAGCTTCCGGAAGAAGCGCGATTGATCATTGCAAATATGATGTTCAATATGGGCTACCCCCGCCTTAGTCAGTTCAAAGGTATGAAAGCAGGAGTAGATGCTCGTGATTGGAATAAAGCGGCTGATGAGATGGTTGATTCCCGTTGGTATCAGCAAGTCACTAATAGAGCACAACGGTTGGTAAATCGTATGCGAGCTATTGGGGAAACCTAATGGATCCTGTAACAGCACTAGCCACTGCCTCATCAGCTTTTGCTGTTATCAAGAAAGGGATATCAGTAGGCCGCGATATTGAATCCATGATTGGTGATGTAAGTCGCTGGATGGGTGCTTTATCGGATCTTGACCAAGCTGAAAAAGAGGCTAAAAACCCTCCAATATTCAAAAAGCTCGTAGCCAGTAAAACGGTTGAGCAAGAAGCTATGGAAATCTTTGCGGCTAAACGCAAAGCTCAGCAACAGAGGGAAGAGCTACGCACGTTTATCCAATACACTATGGGTCAACAGGCTTGGGATGACCTTATCAAAACAGAAGCTCGTGTGCGTAAAGAGCGTCAGGAAACCATTTATCGTCAAAGAGAACGTCGACAAAAGTTTTTAGAGATATGCGCTATCATACTGCTTGGTGTATTAACGATAGGCCTTTTCATATGGTTTATATGGCTAATGAGGCAAAAGGGCAGGATTTAAACAATCCAGTCCCTGAAGTCTTCTGCAAGGACTTGACTTGCTATATTGATTTTGTTCCGCAGGGCTTTCAAGATACGCTCGTCGACTGTGTCTTCCGCTACAATATCAATGTATGTTACTTTGCTAGTTTGCCCGATACGGTGCGCTCTATCCTCACTTTGTAACCGTATTTCAAGGTCAAAGTTATTGCTGTAATACACCACAGTCTTAGCTTCTGTCAGTGTTAAGCCATAACCACCTGTCCGTGGTTGCCCTACGAAATACATAAGTGGGTCGTTGGGGTCTTGGAAACGGTTGACAATGGCCTGTCGCTCATCACTCTCGGTTTCCCCATAGTATGTAGCTACACTTTGCTCGCCGTATGCTTTTGCAATAGCTTGCTCGATGTTCTTAATGTCGTGTGTGAAGTTAGCCCATATGATAACCTTGCCATCAACTTCTTCAAGGACAGACATAAGTTCGGGCAGTTTGGCTGAGTTAAAGGTTTTCATTTCGCCATCATCTAATTTTACATGGCCTGAACAAACCTGTTGTAGCCGTAATAGCTGTGTCAGTATTGTATCGGTAGTTACCGAGCCTTCTTCCAGCATGGCTAGGGCAAATGTTTTGAGGCTACTGTAAACTGATTTCTGCTCATCTGTAAGCTCGACTGCTCGCTTGATATACACTTTATCAGGCAAATCTAAACAGTCTTCTTTCTTAACACGGAAGCTGAAGTTTTCCAGTATGCCGTTGAGTTTATCAAGGTTACGGTAGCCCACAACCTGATTGAAACTGTGCGCTCCCATACTACGGCGTTGCACGACAGCGTACTCGTATTGGAAGCTAAAGTAGCTACTATGGCCTAGCAACCACGAATCAAGGAACTCACATTGTGTGTATAAATCCATAGGGCTTTTGGTTACTGGCGAGCCTGTTAGGATACGCCTGTATCTGGCCGACTTACCAATTTTCACAATGTTCTTGGTGCGCTTGGCATCCTTGCTTTTTATGGTAGTGCTTTCATCTACAGCCATGAGTGCGCTGTGCGCTTGCAAAAACCGCTCGGCTATTTCACAGCCCTTTTTAGTGCTGAACGCCTCAACATTCATAACAAAAATCTTGAGGTTATCATCTGGGAAAAACAATGTCTTTTGCTTTTCAAGCTGTGTTTTTGTTTGGCTAGGATTCCACAGCACCGTGTCATACATAACATGGTCAGGAATGTGCGTGGGCAGTTCGCCTTGCTCCCAGTTTCTATACACACCTTTGGGTGCGACAATAAGCGCGGCGGTAATTTCGCCACGGTCATACAGGACGCACATATTATCAATAAGCACTTTGGATTTGCCTGTTCCCATATCCATGAAATAGGCAAACTCGGTTTTGTTCCAAGACTTTTTCAGTGCTTCCAGCTGATGCTGGTAGGGTTGAAACTTAAATTTATAACGCATAACACCGCTTTCTAATGGGTACTTTGTATAATAGCACCCAAACCAAAATCTTGACTACACTTTTTGCGTCTTGTTTTTATCCGCGCGACCAGTCAAAGTAAGCGTTTGTAAATTAACAATTCCCAGATATCAGATATCAGATATTAAAATATCGGATAGACCAGTATGATAACTTTTTTATTTTACTACTATATATAAAAGCGTATGGTAATTGTGTTGGGCAATCCCGCCCAGCGTAGAAAGCAAAGCGGAGTAGAAAGCCGTGACAGTCTACATTACACAAGAAGTGCGTGGTAGAGATATCACAGATGCAGTTGCCTTCGGTGACCTGCAAATACTTGTTCCGGCCAAGGAACAGGTTTCTTTTAGCACTCAGCCAACAGTTAGGCGCATTCATCGTGGCTTGCGTCACTTTAATGATGACGACTACCTACTGCTCTCAGGCGACCCTTTATGTATAGGCATTGCCTGTGCTGAAGCGGCGCGTAGAAACAGTGGTAAGTTCAAAGCATTAAAGTGGGACAGGCTAGAGGAACGTTACTATCCGTTGGTAGTAGATCTATACCATAGGAAGGAGTCTGCCTAATGGACTTTGAAAGTGTGGCTGGAGACCTAACCAGCATTAATCAATCAGGTATCAGCACTATAAGTAACCTATGTAAACAACAAGTTATGTTGGAACAACGGATCGCTGATCTTGAGCAAGAGCTTAAAGATGCCAAGCGCGACCATCGCAAAATTGCTGAGGATTTGCTCCCAGCGGCAATGGATGAGCATGGTATGTCTGAGCTAAAAATGGATGATGGCAGTGAAATTAAGGTCGCACCTTATTACAGTGCCAGCATTGCTAAAGACCGTGCTGAGGAAGCCTTTAGTTGGCTTACTGAAGCGGGGCATGGTTCGCTAATTAAGAATCATGTTACTGCGGCTTTTGGTCGTGGTGAGGATAACCTCGCAAAAGATTTGCTTGCCGAGCTGGAACAGCGCGGTATGGCAACTCAAACAAAAACTTGGGTTGAACCCATGACACTCAAGTCTTTTGTAAAGGAACAGGTAGAAAAAGGTGAAAATTTGCCGTATGACCTGTTGGGTATATTCGTGGGGCAAAGAGCCAAGATTACTAGGAGGTAAATATGGCAACTGAAGTAGCAAAAAAGGAAGCCACTGCTCTTGCAGTAGCACAGTTTGAAGACCTTGGTGGTCTGGGTTTTGAGGAAACCAGTTCGGAGGATATGGCTATCCCCTTCCTGCGTATCCTTGCACAACTTAGCCCACAGGTTAATAAGCGTGATGGTGCGTATGTTGAGGGTGCTGAAGCTGGCATGATCTTTAATACTGTAGCCAATAAAGCATACGATGGTGAAAAGGGTATCGCGGTTGTGCCGTGCTATTACAATCGCCGTTATGTTGAGTGGGCTCCGCGTGAAAAGGGCGGTGGGTATTATGGTTCTTACCAGCCTGACGATGCTATCGTTAACACCACCACCAAAAATGAGCGCGGTGAAGATATTCTGCCCAACGGCAATATCCTGACCAACACCGCTCAGTTCTTTGTAATCCTGCTTGATGAAGATGGTCCACAGCGTTGCTTGATTACTATGTCTAGCACACAGCTGAAGAAAGCTCGCAAGTGGGTTACACAAATGCAGTCACTTACAGCAGAAGGCAAAAACGGTCCGTA